ATCTACACAGTGCATTACAGATACTCAGGTTCTGAAGAGTCTGGAGGAGTTACTTACTCATCAACTAACATTGGAACGCAAAGTTACACATATGTAGCAGGAGAACCTTTTACGCCTTACGAAAACACTGAAGCTTTTGAAGCTATAGTAATTGGATGGCTTGAAGGATCTTTAGATGTACCAGCAATGCAAGCTTCTATTGCAGCAAGTATAGAATCTCAAATTGTACCAGTAAACGAAGATTTATATTTTACATGGCAAAACCCTACACCACCAGAGCCAATACCTCCAGTTGAAGAAGAAGTTAACGACGAAGAATAATACGTAATAATAAGAATATAATCAAGTATAATCAAATTTAATTAAATGGAATACAATAATCCAAGTGAGATTGTTAAAACACTCACATTCGGTAAAGAAGCAAATGATCAAATTATAGCAGGTGTCGAAAAGTTAGCTAACGCAGTGAAGTCCACATTAGGAGCTTCTGGAAAATGCGTAATTTACGAAGATGCCTTAGGAAGACCGGTAATAACAAAAGACGGAGTAACCGTTGCAGAAAGCGTAGTCTTACTACATCCGGTCGAGAACATAGGAGCAACCCTTATAAAGCAAGCAGCTAGAAATACTGTAAGAGAGGCAGGAGACGGTACGACAACATCTACCGTTCTTGCAAACTCTCTTTTAAAGATTACAAACAAACATTTAGATGAAGAAAAAGTTAGAGAACTTAAAGCAGGCATTATTAGCGGTGCTAACAAAGTTAAAGTATATCTTGATAAAACCAGTATTCCTGTTAAAGGGCAAATGCTACAAAACGTTGCTATCATTAGCTGCAATAACGACAAAGAGCTTGGGATTAAAATTGGAGAAGCATACGAAAAAGTTGGAAAAAATGGAGTCGTATTAATGGAACAATCCGATACAAATGAAACTTATGTGGATTTTGTTGAAGGAGTGCAATTTGATAGTGGATTAAAATCTACACATTTAATAACGGATAAAGATAAGCACACAGCTGTTTTAGACGATCCTTACGTGCTTATTGTTTCTTCCCCTATTCCTAACATAAGAAAAATACAAAGTGTCTTAGAATACGTTATAAAGAATAAAAGAAGTTTATTAGTTGTAGCTGATATGGAACAACAACCATACGCTACATTATTATCTAATAAAGTTAAAGGTAATATTAAAGTAAACATTGTTGATGTACCTGGTTTTGGTTTAACAAAGCAAGATACAATGGATGATTTAGCTTTACTTACTGGAGCTACTATTATTAACGAAGAACTTGGTGATGACTTAGATTTAATAAGTCCTGACGTATTAGGTAGTGCTAAAAAATCTGTTACAGATGAAAAAACTACAATATTACAGATAGACGAAGAAATTGATGTAACTGAAAGAGTCGCGGAAGTTACTAAGAATATAGAAGATGAATCTAATTCATTTTTTAAGAAAAAGTTGGAACAACGATTATCAATGCTAACTGGTAAAGTTGGAATTATATATGTTGGTGCTGATTCTGAAGTAGAGCTTAAAGAAAAGAAAGACAGAGTTGAAGATGCAATTCACGCAACTAAAGCTGCTTACAAAGAAGGTATTGTAGCCGGTGGAGGGGTTGCATTATTAAATGCCGCTACTAGTTTAAAAGCAAGTAATAAAGGAGAAGAAATATTGTTTGAAGCAATCAAATCACCTTATTACACTATATTAGATAATGCAGGTATTGTTGAAATTAAAAAGCAAACAATAAAAAATAGAGGTATAGACGTTAAGACCGGTAAAGAAGTCAATATGATTAAAGCTGGTATTATAGACCCTGTATTAGTTACGAAGTCAGCTCTTAAAAATGCTGTAAGTGTTGTAACAACTATTGTGTCTGCAGATTGTGTAATTAGTAATAAAAGATTGATGTAATGAAAGCAATTAATTATTATATAATTATAGAAAAGATTAAAGAAGCTCCGAAGAAAGTAGGAGGTATTGAATTAACAGAAAAGCAAGATACTGATATTAGGTATTTAAAAGCTAAGGTTATAAGCGTAGGTAACAAAATAGAAGGCATTAAAGAAAACGATACTATCAGATATGATAAACATGCAGGTCATGGTATTGAATGGAAAGATAACTTTTATTATGTAATTACAGTTGGGGATGTAGTAATAGTCGAATGAGACTAAGTGCATCTGATCTTAGAGATATGAATTTATTAAAGTATTACAGGCTCGTTAGAAGATGGGCCTGTAAAACTTATAACCTCAAAGACGCTGATTTAGAATTACTTGTGTATTTGGATTGTAAACAGTTTTTTACTCGTAATGATTTTATAAACGGTGTTTATACATATACGTGGGATAAAAATAGATGGGAACGATTACGTAGAGATGGATGGATTGATGTTTTTAAAGAACGTAATAGAACAAGCTCAAAATATGCGGTATATAAAGTATCTACTAAAGGTAAGCATTTAATAAGTAGAATGTATAGAATACTATTAGCGGAAGAAGATTTACCTACATCGGCAAGAAGTGTATTTTATAACAACAAAACATATACGGATAAAGTTTTCAATAAAGCTATTGATGACATGATACGAGATAAAGATAGATAATGAGTTTTAAATTAAGAGAGTTTACAGACCTTGTCGGTATAGACAAAGAAACTTCTACATATAATACACCTGTTTTTAAGAAAGACTTAGAAGGAGGCATATTAGGTGAAGCTAATAATGATGGTACTATATTTATAGACAAGTCATTAAAAGGTAAAGCCAAAGAAGAAGCTGTAAGCCACGAAAAAGTTCACTTAGATCAAATGGCTCAAGGTAGATTACATTACGATGATAATAAGGTAACCTGGAAAATGGATACTAAATCACCAGCTAGAGTTTACAAAAGAGTAGGTGGGCAATTAATTGATGAAAAAACAGGTGAGTCTGCACAAGAAGGTGGTGACTTCGAATGGGAAAGAGAAGCATATAAAAAACAATAAGATGGGATACAAAGCAAAATCAATTACGGCTAAAGCATCAAGCGCCTGCAAAATGAATATGGGATTAGTAGCGGGAGCGGCCGACATGCATAACTCTAAAGCATTTGTAGATCACGGAGCTTTAGCGGAAAAAAGAATCCAAAGCGGGCGCACAAAAGCGGTAACCCCAAAAGAAAGTACTAACAAACCCAAAGACAAAACTACACCTACTACTTTAGGCGAAAAAGAGGTGGAATTAGGTAAAGGTTTAGGTACAGTAAAAACCGCTGGAGTAAAGACTACTTCAACCTATGACACAGAATTAATATAAAACTAATAAACATGAATCAATTACCAATTACAAGCAGAATAAAAAGATCCCCTTTACTGAGCCAAGCATCCGGAGCAATAGAAGTAGGAGATGACGACGAAGGAGCTAAAGGTTTTTACGAAAGCGAAGGAGCTGATGTAACGACATCCAAAGAAGTAACTTCTAGAGGAGGGCTTACTGGGAAAAAAGATAAAAAACAAATGTCAGATAAGGCATGGAAAGAATATTTAGCTAATGAAACCGACGAAAAGAAAGCTAAAAGAACAGCAAGAGAAATTTCAGAAGGATTAAGAAAACCAGACGAAGTAACGACGGTTAATACCACTGTTAAAGGAGAAAATCAAATGGATGATGTTCAATTGAAAAGATCTCAAAAAAGTGATGTAATGGAGCCTTGGCAAATTTCTAGAATGCAAAGATCTATTAAAAAAGAACAAAAGCAAATAAGAAAATCTAAACTTAAGCAAAGGCCTGAGGGTGTTAGTAGAGGGGATTGGAGAAGGCAAGTTAAAGCTGAAGAAGATGCTGCAGAATTAAAAGGGTTTGAAGCATTAGCAAAAAGAAATATAAAAGCTCGTGAATCCGGTAAAAGAGGAGGATCAAGAGATGTAGCTGGGTTTGATAGAAATAAATCAGTAGGAGAAGATGATGATAAAGTGCAAGTATCTAATGCTAAAAAAGCAGCTGAATTAGCAGCAAAGAAAAAATCAACAAACAAAATGAAATCAACAAGTCCAGCTAAAAAAAGTTTAGTAGGAGCCCAAAATCAATTACCACCTCAATTGCAAGCATCAATAAAAGCTGCACCAGGTAAAAAGAAAAGTCCTGCTTATAAAATGAAAGGTTCAATGTTTCAAAAAAAATATTAATGGTAACGCCTATAACAAGCAAAGTTAAAAAAGCATCTATCGCTAAAAGGACTAAACCTTACAAAGCAGGTATGAGTGCTTCGGAAAGAAAATCGTATAATAACAAAACTGGAGGGAATTTAAAAGCTCCTCAACCAGGTGGTGGTTCAAGAAAGAAATCTTATTGTGCTAGATCTGCAGGAATTAAAAAATGCAAAGATCCAGATAAAAATGGGGATTGTCCAAATGATATCGCTAGAAGAAATTGGAAATGCTAAATGAAATCACAAGGACTAGGAGACACAGTAGAAAAAATAACAAAAGCAACTGGAATTAAAACTTTAGTAGAAAAGGTTTCAGAAGGTTTAAACATTCCATGCGGGTGCCAGCAGAGGAAAGAAAAATTAAACAAATTAGTATCATATAAAAAATAAAAAAAATGAGTTTTAATAACAAACCAATAACGGCGAAAATTAAAAGAACTACCAAAGGAGGTATGGTTCAACAGCCAATACTTAATATGGGAGGTCCTGTGAAAATGAAAGCATCTTCGCCTGCTAAAGTAGATCCAGATCCTACTAAAAAAAAGCAAGAAGATTTCAAAAATGAAATGGCTAATCAAGTAAAAACAAAAGCAGCTGATTTAGCCGCTAGTAAATTAAAAAAAGCCGCTGACGATAAATCTTTGTATCAAAGAAAAGCTGATGCTTATAGATTTAATGCTACATCTTTACCTCAGGCTGAAAAAAATCAAAAAAATTCAAGCTGGTACAGTGTTCAAAGTGTCAGAGAAGGTGCTGATAACAAAAAAGCAAGTATGAAAAAGTTTGAAACAGAACTTTTTGATTATGATACAAAAAATAAAGCAGGTAGTACTGAAGGTTATACTGCTCAAGAATACGCAATGGCTAAAACCAGCGGTACTTATAAATCTAGAGCTGCTAAAACCGATACTGCTAAAACCGATACTGCTAAAACCGATACTGCTAAGACTGGTTCTACTAAAAGTAAAAAAGTTTCATACGATACTGCTTATAAGAATAGGGATCAAAAAACATACGGTAAAATGGATAAGGCTACTTATATTAAAGAAGCTAAACGCCAAAACGCATCTAAAAAAGCTGGTAAAGGATGGGATGTAAAAGGTAAAGGTAAAGACACACCTCCTAGGAAAAAAGTAACAGCATCTAATATAGCCCCTGTAGGTATCAAAAAAGTAGAAATATCTACAAAGCTAGATCCAAAAGCTCTTAAATCTCAAGCTGCAAAAGTTAATGCTAAAACAGAACCAAAAAAAGAAGTAAAGAAAACTAGATCTCAAAAATTAAGGTCAAGAGGTGAAAAAGCATTAGCAGACGGCAACAAGAAAAAAGCTTTACGTATCAAAAGAAGATATGATAAACAAGTAGCTAAAGAGACTAAAAAGAAAGGTCAAGCAGCTGGAGCAATAGAAGTTAAATAATGAAAAAGTTATTCCAATGGCTTACTGGTAGCGTTGTCAAAGAAATAGGTAACGCTATCGATAAGTTAACTACTACCGAAGAAGAAAAGCTTATCATTAAAAAGCAAGTTATAGAAATACTAGAACAAGCTGATACAAATGCTCAAGCCCAAGTAACAGATCGCTGGAAGTCAGATATGGCAAGTGACAGTTTCTTGTCTAAAAATATCCGGCCAATTATACTTATATATATAACGGTTATATTTACAGCATTGGCATTTACTGATGGTAACATCGGAGAGTTTCAAATAGCAAAAGAATATATACCTATATTTCAAACGTTACTAGTTACTGTCTACGGAGCATACTTTGTAGGAAGGACTTGGGAAAAAGCAACAAAAATAAACAATAAATAAACAAAATGGGACAATTTTTAAATCAGCCAGATTTTATAGAGTTTGGCAAGGTAGTAGTACCAAGCAATACAATCAATGCTTCTACGAATCTTAACAAAGCTTCTTTGTGGGTTGGTGGAGCCGGAACGGTAAAAGCAATATTATCAAGTACACTTGGTGGTGTTGTAACTAATTTTACAATCACATCACCTGGAGTTGGTTACACTACAGCTAATGGAGTAGCAACATTAAATGATGATGGTACTGTAGCTACTGGATTAACAGTAGATATTACTGTTGATAGCGAAGGTGGTATTGCTACAGCAGTACTAAATAATACAGGTAGCGGATATACCGTTGGTCAAACACTTAGATTAGCAGGTGGAACTTCTATGGCTATAATTACAGTTACAGGAGTTGATAATACACCGTTAGCTTCGCAAGCTGTATCTTTTCAAGGAGTGCAAGCTGGAACATACTTACCAGTGATTGTTGACTATGTGTTAATAGAAGGCACTAGTCCAGCAACCCTGATGATTGCATGTCATTAAGAATGCTTAAAAACAAGTAACTATATAGTTATCATATAAACAATTAAATCATATTATTATGTCTAAAAAATTATCAGAAGTAGAGTTAAAAGAATTACAAGAAGTTATTGGTAAAATCAACGAAGTGCAAATGCAAATTGGTGGTTTAGAAATGCAAAAACAAGAACTTATTTTAGTGGGAGTTGAGGCTAAAAAAGCTTTAGGAGAAACTCAAAAAACGTTAGAAGAAACTTATGGCCAGGTTCAAATTGATATCCAAACTGGAGAAATCAAAGAAAATGAGTCAGATAGTTAGAAAAATAAGTATTGGTAAAGACTACAAAAATGATGCCATGCACTATGCTGTTGGACAGGAAGTGTATGGTGGTCATACCATAAAAAATATAATTGAGGAAGATACTAAGTACTCAATATATATAGAGAAGAATAACGAGGTAATGCCGTGGAAAGACTTTAATAAAAACATGGCTATTGCAGTAGAATATGACTTGCAATATTAATGAGATCATTAATAAATTTTATCATAGAACCAGTAGGGGACAGATACAATAATGTAAAAAATATTGACGGCAATGAATTACTGCTAAATACAGAATTACAAAATCATAACTATTCAAACAGAATAGCTAAGGTTATATCGGTACCTGAAATAATTGATACTGATATTAAAGAAGGTGACGAAGTAATAGTGCATCATAATGTATTTAGACGTTTTAGAGACATTAGAGGAGACGAAAAAAATAGTAGATCCTACTATAAAGATAATATCTATTTTGCAACAGAAGATCAAGTTTATGCTTATAAGAGAAAAAGCAATTGGTCAAGTTGCAAAGGATATAATTTCGTAAAACCTATAAAAGAAACAAAAGCATTTTCATTAGATAAAGAAAAAGAAGGTGTGGGGGTTTTATACTTCAAAGATCCAAGCTTAAAGAACTTAAGTGAAGGAGACTTAATTGGGTTTAGGCCCGGGGCAGAATATGAATTTGTAATCGGTAACGATAGAATTTATAGAGTACCCACCAATTCAATCACAATTAAATATGAATATCAAGGAAACGAAGAAGAGTATAATCCTAGCTGGGCATAAAGCAGTCGAAGAACTAATTAAAGTAGCTAAAGAAGCTATAGTTGATTCTGGAGATGATATAACAGCAGATAGATTAAAGAATGCAGCGGCCACAAAAAAGCTAGCTATATTTGATGCTTTTGAAATCCTTACTAGGATTCAACTTGAACAAGATATTCTTGACGAAAAACCAGCAGAAATAAAAGAAGAAAAATCTTTTAAAGGATTCGCTGAAAAAAGATCTAAGTAATGTACGAACAGACATTATATAAGATTGTAACTCCTGTAAAGCTTACTACAATATCAAGACTTAACAAAGCTAAAAAATGGGAGTATGGTTATAACAAAGAACACGACATTGTTGTTATAAGTAAGACCGGGCAAATTGGTGAAATATACAATATACAGAACTTAAAAATAGCTTTACCAAAAGCGCCGCCTAGTGTAGATAAATCAAATAAAAAATGGACACCTGAAGAATACCCTAAAGAATTAAAATCAATTGAAAGCATATTTGATTGGAGGGATTATCCAGAGTCATTTAAGCTAAAATGGGAAAGTTATATAGATGAACAATTTAACAAAAGAGAAAACGGTCACTGGTTCAATAATAAGGGCTTGGATACTTACATTACTGGTACTCATTTTATGTACTTGCAGTGGTCCAAGATTGATGTTGGGCAGCCAGATTTTAGGGAATCAAACAGGTTATTCTACATCTTCTGGGAAGCTTGTAAAGCAGACACCCGTTGTTATGGAATGTCATATCTCAAGAATAGACGTTCAGGCTTTTCATTCATGGCGTCTGGGGAAACGGTTAATATGGCAACAATATCGTCCGACGCACGCTTTGGGATTTTGTCCAAATCTGGAGCCGATGCTAAGAAAATGTTCACAGATAAGGTTGTACCCATTAGTGTTAACTACCCGTTTTTCTTTAAACCGATCCAAGACGGTATGGACAGGCCGAAGACGGAACTTGCCTACAGGGTCCCCGCGTCAAAGCTTACTCGTAAGTCCATCACCAAAGCCGTTAGGCCCGAGACCCTTGACGGTCTTGATACCACCGTCGATTGGAAAAACACCGGTGATAACGCGTACGATGGAGAAAAACTAAAACTACTAGTACACGATGAAAGTGGAAAGTGGGAAAGACCAAACAATATATTAAATAACTGGCGAGTTACAAAAACGTGTTTAAGATTAGGTTCTAGAATTATTGGAAAATGTATGATGGGTTCAACCTCAAACGCATTAGATAAAGGAGGAGACAATTTTAAAAAACTATATAACAATTCAGATGTTACTAAAAGAAACAGGAATGGCCAAACCGCTTCAGGTTTATATTCTTTGTTTATTCCTATGGAATGGAATTATGAGGGATTTATTGACGAATACGGGATACCTGTATTTAATACCCCTCAAGAACCTGTATTAGGCCCATACGGCGACGTTATAGACATCGGAGTTATAGAGCACTGGAATAATGAGGCAGAAGGATTAAAGTCTGACCAGGACGCTCTAAATGAATTTTATAGACAATTTCCTAGAACAGAAGAACACGCTTTTAGGGATGAAACAAAAAATAGTATATTTAATTTAGTTAAAATATACGAACAAATAGATTACAACGAAGATTTAGGTAATACAAATGTATTAACAAGAGGAAGCTTCCAATGGGTAAATGGAATAAAAGATTCTACGGTAAAATTTTCACCTAATCCATCTGGAAGATTTTTAGTATCTTGGGTTCCTGGAGAACACTTGCAAAATAAACAAGTTGTTAATAAAGGATTGAAAGCTCCAGGTAATGATCATATGGGCGCATTTGGTTGCGATAGTTATGATATATCAGGAACAACAGATGGTCAAGGTTCTAAAGGTGCTTTGCACGGCTTAACTAAGTTTAGTTTAGAAGACGCTCCAGCTAATACGTTTTTTTTAGAATATGTAGCTAGACCTCAAACTGCAGAGATATTTTTTGAAGATGTATTGATGGCTTGCATATTTTATGGAATGCCTTTGTTATGTGAAAATAACAAACCTAGATTATTGTATTATTTTAAAAGAAGAGGTTATAGAGGTTATTCAATGAACAGACCTGATAAGGTTTGGAATAAGTTATCTGTAACTGAAAGAGAGATTGGCGGGATGCCTAACTCTAGTGAAGACATAAAACAAGCACACGCTGCCGCTATAGAAACATATATAGATAAACACGTAGGTTTGCAGGAAGATGGTCAATACGGTGCAATGTATTTTAATAACACTTTAAATGACTGGGCTGGATTTGATATAAATAAAAGAACAAAGTTTGATGCTGCCATAAGTTCTGGTCTAGCTATAATGGCTTGTAATAGACATTTATATTATCCTAGACCTCAGGTACAAAAAGAAACAATAAGTTTAAAAATAGCTAAATACACCAATGGTGGTGGTTTATCAAAATTAATAGAAAAATAAAAATATGGCTGAGTCAGTTATAACAAGTTATTTTCCAAGCCAGATAGCTAGCGATGCGGAGAAAATGTCGATGGACTATGGTACTACAGTAGGTAGAGCTATAGAAAGCGAATGGTTTAATAACACCAATGGAGGTAGTAGTAGTAGGTTTCAAAGTAATCAAGTCACTTTTCATAACTTAAGACTTTACGCCAGAGGAGAACAGCCTATACAAAAGTATAAAGATGAATTATCTATTAATGGTGATTTATCATATTTAAACTTAGATTGGAAGCCAGTGCCGATTATACCTAAATTTGTAGATATAGTTGTTAACGGAATTTCTGATAGACTTTTTGATATACGAGCTTATTCACAAGATCCTTATGGAGTGGATAAACGTACAAGATACATGGAATCTTTAATAAGAGATATGCAAACTAAGGAGCTTAATGAATTTGCTTCTGCTGAGTTTGGCGTTAACTTATTTGAAAATGATCCTGAAACATTACCTAAAAATAAAGAAGAGTTAGATCTTCATATGCAACTTACTTATAAACAGCAAGTTGAGATTGCAGAAGAACAAGCAATTAAAGTTTTATTAGATGGCAATAATTATGACTTAATAAAAAGACGTTGTAACTATGATTTAACTACTATAGGTATTGGTGCTGTAAAAAATGTTTTTACAAAATCAGAAGGTGCTAAAGTAGAATACGTAGATCCTGTTAATTTAGTTTGGTCATATACTGATTCACCTTACTTTGATGATGTATATTATGTAGGAGAAGTAAGATCAGTACACTTAAACGAACTTAAGAAAGAATTTCCTTGGTTAACTAATGATGAATTAAAAAGCATTGCTGGGCAATCAGTTACTAATAATGGATTTTATAATAGATCTGTTAGTAATGTTAATAAAGACGATTCAAACACCGTTCAAGTATTGTACTTTAATTACAAAACTTTTACGAACGAAGTATATAAAGTAAAAGAAACTGCAACTGGAGCAGCAAAGTTAATACCTAAAGACGATCAATTTAATCCTCCGCCAGAATTATACGAAGAGTATGGCATTGAAAAGTTGTCTCAGTCACTTGAAGTATTATACGAAGGAGTAAAGATTGTTGGTGGTAGAATGCTTAAGTGGGAATTAGCTAAGAATATGATTAGGCCTAAAAGCGATTATTCTAAAGTTAAGATGAACTACAGCATGGTAGCTCCTAGAATGTATCAAGGAAGAATAGAGTCTATAGTAAGTCGTATCACTGGCTTTGCCGATATGATTCAGCTTACTCACTTAAAGCTACAACAAGTTATGTCAAGAATGGTTCCAGATGGAGTTTACCTTGATGCTGACGGTTTAGCTGAAGTTGATTTAGGTAACGGTACAAATTACAATCCGCAAGAAGCGCTTAATATGTTTTTTCAAACAGGATCTGTAATAGGTAGGTCATTCACTCAAGATGGTGATATGAACCCAGGTAAAGTTCCTATTCAAGAAATAACTACAGGTGCTGGTGGTGGAAAAATGCAAGCTTTAATTGGTAACTACAATTACTACATGCAAATGATCCGTGATGTAACCGGCTTAAATGAAGCAAGAGACGGTAGTACACCTGACTCTAGAGCTTTAGTAGGTGTGCAAAAAATGGCTGCAGCTAATTCAAATGTAGCAACAAGACATATATTAGATGGAAGTTTGTTTTTAACATCGGATTTATGCGAAGGATTATCATTAAGGATTTCAGATATATTAGAATACTCTCCTACAAGAGATGCATTTATTCATAAAATAGGTAATCAAAATGTTGCAGTATTAGAGGAAATGAAAGATTTATATCTTTATGACTTTGGTATATTCATTGAATTACAACCAGACGAAGAAGAAAGAGCTATATTAGAAAACAATATACAAGCTGCAGTACAAAGTGGTTTAATTGATTTATCTGATGCTATTGATCTTAGAGAGGTTAGAAACCTTAAGTTAGCTAATCAATTGTTAAAAATAAGAAGAGTTGATAAGCAAAAGAAAGATCAAGAAATACAACAGCAGAATATACAAGCTCAAGCTCAAGCGAACGCAGAAGCACAGCAAGTAGCTGCTCAAGCAGAAGTACAAAAAAGCCAAGCTTTAACACAGCAAAAAATAGAACTAGCAAATGCTCAAGCGCAAATAGATACTCAAAAGCTAATGCAAGAAGCTACTTTGAAAAAAGAGTTAATGCAATTAGAATTTGAAATGAATATGCAGCTTAAAGGCATTGAGGTTCAAGGTCGTAAAACAGAAGTAGTAGATAAAGAAGATAGAAAAGACGAAAGAACTAAATTACAAGCTACTCAACAAAGTGAATTAATACAACAAAGACAAAACAATTTGCCAGCTCAAAACTTTGAATCAAGTGGGTTCGATACAATGGGCGGTGGGTTTAACTTAGGTTCGTCAGACCCTAGGTAATAATAATAGTAACAATTATATAATATTTTATCATGTCAGAAGAACTAGAACAAGCAGTACCCGCTGTTGAAGAAATCAAAGCGGAAGAACCAAAACCTGTATCGGTTGACGATGGGGTTATTAAGGTTGATTTAGGATTATTAAATAAATCAGAAGAAGATGCCATTCCAGAGCAAGAAACAAATGCAGTGGATGTTGATCAACCAGCCGCAGTTAGCGAAGAAGTGGTTGAAGAAATACCACAACAACAAGAGCCCGTTAAAGCTGAAGAATCCTTTCTTGAAGAAATAACAGAAGAGGAAGTTACGGTAATAGCGGAAGATCTAGAGGAGCAAGTTGAGCAAGCAATTGTAGAACAAGCTGCAGGTATTGAATTACCAGACAATATTCAGAAGGTAGTTGAGTTTATGAATGAAACAGGTGGAAGCTTGGAAGATTATGTAAAGCTTAATACAGATTACTCTGCGTTGAATGAAACGCAATTGCTAAGGGAGTTTTACGAAAATACAAAACCTCATTTAGACAGAGAAGAAATTGACTTTATAATGGAGGACAATTTTTCTTATGATGAAGAGGTTGATGAGGATAGAGATATACGAAGAAAAAAATTAGCTAGAAAAGAAGAACTTGCAAAAGCTAAAAATCACTTAGATGGATTAAAGTCTAGGTATTACGAAGAAATAAAAGCTGGATCTAAATTAAATCCAGAAACAAAAAAAGCGGTTGATTTTTTCAATCGTTATAAAAAGGATAACGAAGAAGCGAGTAAAGTAGCTGAAAGTCAGGTATCTACATTTAAGAGTAAAACAGAAAAGCTTTTTTCCAATGATTTCAAAGGTTTTGATTTCAACGTTGGTGAAAAGAAATTTCGTTACAAGGTTAAAAATGCAGACCAGATTAAAGACACACAGGGCGACATCAATAATTTTGTCAAGAAGTTCTTGAACGATAAAAATGAAATGAGCGACGCCGCTGGATATCACAAGTCTTTATTTACAGCTATGAATGCGGATGCAATTGCAAATCACTTCTATGAACAGGGTAAAACCGACGCTATGAAGTCAAGTGTACAAAGATCGAAGAATATTGATATGAACCCAAGGGGTGTTCATGAAAACGTCAAGCCGACTTCAGGAATGTCATTTAAAGCAATTAAATCCGGTGGAACTTCTAAGTTTGGAGTAAAAACAAGGAAATAATAAAAATTAAAATTAAAAATTATGGCATTAGGATCATTTACAGGAAGTGCTGGCGCATTAGCGCACTTAACACCACGACCTACACAAACGTTGTTTAACGACAACTACCTGTCTTTATCAGACATGGATTTTACACAACAATTCTTACCAGAAGTATATGAGAAAGAAGTAGAAAGATACGGAAACCGTACTATCTCTGGATTCTTACGTATGGTAGGTGCAGAAATGCCTATGGCTTCAGACGTAGTAGTATGGTCTGAACAAGGTAGATTACACGCAGCTTATGACCCAGTAGAAACTACAGCTTCAACAGTTATTATTCCAGCTAACGCGGCAGGAGGTAATCAAAACGTTATTGGCCCAGGTGCTACTATCGTTATTGCTTCAGCAGATGGATTAACAGTTGAAAAAGCTTATGTACAATCTGTTGCAGTTGTTGCAGGAGTTGCTACATTAACAGTGACAGGATATGCAGCAGCAGCAATTACAGTTCACGCAGCAGCTAAAATATTCGTATACGGTTCTGAATATGCAAAAGGAACATCTAACGCAGGAACTTCTGTTGATGCAGCTTTCGAGCAATTCAACAACAAGCCAATTATCTTAAGAGATAAATACAATGTGAACGGTTCTGATACTGCTCAAATTGGATGGGTTGAAGTTACTACTGAGGCTGGAACTTC